TCTTCATCAACTTCATTCAAGATACTAAAGAAGATAATAATAGCACAAACTAGATAACTCACAATAACAACCAATGATACAATACAGTACATAACAAATGGATTTATAACAGATATGCTATAATTCCATGTGATTAAAAGATAGAAGATAATCACGTTTAGCGTAGTACATAGAAATAATAACTTTTTAAAATCTTTCATCATTTCACGCTTTCCGTGATATGAATCACTACATTATCAGTATCTTTATTAGCCTTAACAATAAACATATCTCCATATAACGTTATCTGTGTACTGTCAGCCGTTAGGATACGCAGGAAACTATAACCTTTTATAACTTCCTGCATACCTTCACCATCTTCATTGTTGTTATAATCAACAAACGCATTGACTATCACTCTTTTACTATCATATACTTTTGCAATTTTTGTATCTGTAAAATCCTTTGTAACAAATATAAACTCATGCGATAGGCTCACGCCCAAATTTTTAATATAATTCTTTTTCATATAAATTTTATATCCTTTCCAAGTTGTTTTTGTTTTCTGTAATTGGTATATGTTTTAATTTCTTTTTGTCCGATAAATAATACTCCAATATGCCCGTATTGATTGATACATGCTTTTATTTTATCACCATTTAATAATAAGAGTATATCAGATTTAACAATTTTTGTAACATTTTTGAAATAGAATGTTTTACCTGTATGGCTTATCATTTCAACTATATTATTTTTGATACAAAGTTTTACCATTGTATCAGATTCAATAATATAGTAGAATTTTAAATTTTTGTTTAGATTTATATATTTAACTTTCATATATCCTCCTACTTTAGAAACCATAAGTCAAAATCATAATAATCCGATTCAGATTCTTCCATATACACTTCACTTTGTAATGATTCAGCATCGTACTTCTTAAAATATTCTATCCATTGATTACCATTCAGAATCTTTTCATTATCTCTATATATTTCAATTCTGATATGATTGCACTGATTATTTACCAGTGCAATCTCTAATGTGTTATAGTGTTTCATTTTTAGTCCTCTTTTCCACTTGCCGATACCTCACCGTTTGCATAAACTATGATTGATTTGTAGTTGTTTAAACCTGTAATGTATAGTGTTTCTTCTGTTATAGCGTCAATTTCAATGTTTTCTCCACTAGTTACAATGCATGTTTTAGGTGTGTTAATGTATAAAGTATTATCTATACAATTAACTATCACATGTGTTTCTTTATTGAAGAATGTATGGACTGATACGGTTGATTTTGTTTCTGTAAAGTATGTATTTTTCATCTTGTTTGTCCTCCTTTACTTTACATCTATATATTACTAAATCTATTCACACTTTGCAAGCCTTTTTTGTGAATTTGGTATAAAATTTCAATTAATTATAATTTACTGAAATTTTGTATCAAACCATAAGAAAAATGAAAAAGCCATGCATGCATGGCTTTTACCTTTTTTTAGACTTCTTGACATACCCAGATATACATAGTTGTAAATGGAGGTAAGATATTAAACGCTTTATTACCTCCCACATTAGTTGTGATATATTCACCGATTCTATTGCTACCAGTTTCACCATAAGAGCCTGCCTCAAAACCACTACCATTTCCTGCATTAGTTCTATATAAGCCTGCTTTTCTTGGTGTTACACCTTGCATATACACCACATCGTGTTTATGGCTTGGTAATTCATCAATCGTCAATGTGTGTGATTCTTCACCACCAGTCACATTTACTCCATATTTACCACCTGCACCTAAGATGATTCTATCCGTTAGCATGCTCCAACGCTTGCCACCATGTTGGGCAATCACCTTTTCCATAGTGTCAAGGGTATCAGTAATAATAACTTTACCCTTATACGCTTTAGAGTATAAAGCATGTTCTAGTGCCTCTGTTGCTTTCTGTAACGCCTCCGTTGCCTTTTGTAATGCTGATTGAGCCGTTACGCTTGATGATGCACTGATTTCACTAGCACCTGTTGCCGTTGCCTTTGCTACTTGGATATTATCATCAAAGGTTTTCAATGTTTCGTCAATCTTACCAAAGGCACCGTTCATGTCTCCCATGATTGATAGATTGTCAGTGCCTACCCATTGAGGTAGTTTGTAGTTTGTTGTTTTATTTGTTGCTGTCATAATTTATCCTTTCTATTCCATGCTTGCATGGTTATTGATAACTTGATAATACTTTTTTATTATTCCAGTCAAAGTCGTAGACTGTCATGTTTAGACTGTCAAATTGCTGTACGTTGATATGGAGATTTGCTAATTCATTCAATGAATATACGCCGTTTCTTGATAGTGCTAGGATAGCGTTCATTAGTTCGGATAGTGTGGTGTATGTACCAGTCAACTGATTATAGATTAAGATGTTCTCACCAAGATTCTGAAGTCGATTGTTTACATCTGCTACAAGTTTATCAATCTTATCATTCTGCATATTGATTCTACTTGTAAGTTCACCAGTAAAGTTAGTCATTTTTAAATTTAATTCAATTTTAAAATCTGAAAACTGATTGTATAACTTTTTAACCTCATTCTCAAACTCTAACATGCGTACATCAAATTTATTGTAATTAGCAACAATATCATTATAGCGTTCATTCAATACTTTTAATGTACTGTCAAACTCTCCGATAATACGCATAATCTCATCAAGATTCTGTTCATGGAAATTTGTATAGGTACTATGGTGCAATATCGTCATGGTATATCCTCCCTTCCTTTATTAGTATAGCATGATAGTGAACTTTTGCAAGATATCATCAATGATATATTGCATCACGTTATGCTTGCATACCTGCAACTCCTGCATCAACATACTCTGTGGTGTAACAACACCGATTGAGCCGTGACGTTCACTTTTCACTGTACTCTTACCAGTTGAGTTATTTGTATAACTATCATTACTGGTTGATTCATTCTCTCCACTTGGTACGGCGTTAACGCTATCATATCCTGTAACTTTATTGATGTTATTTGCATTACTTGCATTGTTTCCTGTTGTATTTCCTATTGTATTAGTGATAACTTCTTCTACCAGTTGTGCATTTTCTAATGCATTATACTCTTTAGTAAGTACGTTATACATACGTTGCCATTGTGGTAATTGCATCAAGCAATATTGCTCTAACATGTTTTTCATATATAACGGATTTGGATATAACACTTCAAACTCATAGGACTGCTCCAGTAAATTATTGATAAATACATCTTTATCCAAACCATTAGGTAGCATTAACTTTTCAAAGATAGTGCTATCTAAATCATACAATCCCTGTAATGAAATGTATCTACTCATCACCTGTCACCTCCATATCTTCCTGCTGATTACTTGCATGCATGCTTTCTTTATCTGTATATTCAAAACGCAATTCACAACTTAACTCTGTTAGGGTAGGAAACATCTTTTTTACCTTTTCAATTCCTCGTTGGATATTTTCACATGTAACGATGGCTTTAGAAGTTGTCTGCATGTTGTTGGCGTTTATTTCACCTGTCAATGCTCTATCCGTTTTTTCAAAATTAGCATTAGGAATACCAACATCTGTTCTAAACTGATTCAGTATGCTTGCATGTAGTTTGATAAATTCATTACCAATCATATTTTGCGATAGATTCTGAAAGAAACTATCCCACAATGGCGTACCGTCTTTATTAAATAATCGGTTATCAGCAAATACGGCAGGATTGCCACTTTGCACTCTATCATATAACGCTTTTAATGTTTCAGCACTCGCCTTGTTTTTACCAAGGAATACATAAGATAGTTTTGAGTTGATTAAGTTGATACCTAATGCCTCTGCCGTAAGTGCAAGCATATCAGCATAATATGCAAGCATATCATACATGCTTGTATAGTCATTATGTATCTTGATAACTTCGCAATCCTTACCAATATCAAGATGAAAAGTATTTAATAATGGATTTGATACGATAGCCTTGCTTGGTTTATAAAATACATTGTAATAGTTTAGTGTAGCATGCTGTGGAATGATTCCAAACTTACCACTATCAAACACTACAATAAAACCATGCAAGAATAACGTATTGATAAAATAGTCATAGTCCCAATGCTCTGGAATGTTGATTTTGTAAACACTTTGTAAATCCTGCAATAACTCACGGAAGAAGTACTGGAATAATTCATTATTGCGTGTATGTACTGCACTAGGTGAGTATTGATTGTATGCGTTTGATACTACTTCATAATTTGCATAATTTTTTGACATTTTAAAATTTCCTCACTTTCCATGCATGCATATATCATCAAAGGTGATAGAGTAGTTGACGACATAGAACCATTATATAATTTAAATGGATACCCTAAATCATTTATAACTGTTGTATCATTGATATAGCATGCTTTGTATATATTTGTACTGTTGATTAAATCCCATTGTCCTGATGCATGTTGTTGATAACCTTTATATGTTCCTTTAGCAAAATTGATATGTGTATGGTCTCCAGTAACGTTTCCATGCATACCTGTATGAAATAATAAATCACCTTGCATGAATGTATCACCAACGCTTGCAATCGGTGAATCATCATGCATGCATGAGAACGTTAGATAGTCGATAGTTCCGTCAGCAAATAGCACTTTATTCAGTGATTGAAATACTCTATTGTTGTCATACCTATCCCAAATATCAACACACATGCATGATACTGGTGCATAACTTGGATAATGTGCATGTGTACCTACATAGTCAATATTTAGCGTTTGCTGGTGAGACCATTGTCCGTTTTCTCCCTGTGTGATGTTTAACATGTTGCATGGAAATAGTACAATCTCCATACCTGTTGCATTTTTCAATTTCTGATATGCTTTCATTCAATATATATCCCACTTTCCAATAATGCTTTTACTTCTGCTCGTTCTGTCTGTGTTCCACTGATTGCAATATCACCATTTTGTACTTGACAAAATCCAGTTAAGTTTTTTAATATTGCTTTTTGCATGCATGGTCTGCCGTTTTGCTCGATGTTTTCATCTGCTAACATTTCAAACTTTCCAACAAGATTTTTATTGCCATGTAAATGTGCTAGACTTCCACCACTTGTGGCACTACTTACTTTTGGTATCATACTATTGATACCATTAGAGATACCACTAATTGCACCACCGATATTTCCACTCAAGAGACTACCAATAAAACCAGTACCAGCAGAAACCAAACCCATATAATCTTTAGTAACTTGTGATAAAGGTATATCACATGCTAGCATGGACTCTTTCATATCAAAACAAATACCCTGTTCATTGTATAACTCAATTTTAGCATTACCACCGATTAAATCAACATATATTACACATTGTACTATGTTGCTTTTTGCAACATAATGAGTATCAATTACAATCGTTCCGAATGGTGATATATTGAGGTATAGTTCTGTATATGGTGAGTAATTAAGATATTCACCTCTTGCAGATTGTGGATGCTTTGGTAATGTGATATTCATGCTATACTTCCACACATAATCATTACCACTAAACTCCTTGAATAAGGAAACGTGAGGAATCGGAAAGTATTTGCATGACTTGATATACTGTAAAGGATTTACAATTGATTTGCTAATTTCATCAAAACCATCTGTTTTGCTAATTAAACTATCAATCAGTGATACCATGCTTGCATGGTTTAGCACTGAATACTTTAACGCTCCAAAGTTAACGCCCTTTTCAACCTTACCGATAATATAACTTCCTTGCTCCTTATAAGCGCTAGTCATAAATGGACTAGTGAAGTCTACTGTTTTATACGTTGGTTTTGAATCTGTAGGATATAGGCTATCCAAGATATTACCATTCCAGTATGATTGCGAACGTATAATATATTGTGTACTGTTGAGAATATCTACTCTATAACTTGCTAACACATCTACAGTACCACTTATATATGCAATATTGTTGCTAAAATCAACATTAGTAATATAGTAGTATCTTTTAAACTTTGGAATATAGAAGTAATTAAAATTGACATAACTATCATAATTTTCCTGTACTGCTAGTACTGGATTGATAATTGATACATCATGCTTTAATATAACCTCTTTCAATGTGTATTCAGCAGGTATATATGTTGAGTTTCTTTTCTTTGTTACATTGTAGAAATATACTTGCATGTTACCTCCTTAATTAAAAATATGCACGCATGCGTGAAGCATGCATGCATATATAATCTTATTCTAATACAAATACGATACCCTTTTCTGTAAAGTCGTTCATGGCTCTAAAATCAGCATTATAGAACTGATTCCAGTATCTACCACGTGCATTGAATGGTGTGTTTGATACCTGTTCATCAAACGAAGTCATCATGCATGCATCTTTATCCATAATAACGGCTAAAACGTTGTTATTTTCAATCGCCTCTACTTCTTTCTCTTTTCCTTTATTATCTAATAGGATTGATTTGATGTTAATCTTAGATGGTTCTTTTGGTGTTTGCCAATGTGTAACCCATTCCGCTTTTGGAAGTGATAAATGGTCTTTGTTAAATACTTCTGAAATTGCCATTGCATCAATTTCATTTTGGAAAGAATTTAACATGAAGAAATTTTGATACTCGATAGGTGTAGTATGTGGAACAGGTTTTCCTGTAATCGTTAACTGGTGTTCAATATTGCGGTTTGCAAGATTCTGTGAAAGTGTCTTGATTCTAGCGTATGCATATAATACAAAGTCTTTAAAGTTAGCAGGGGCATAAACTGTTTGAGCGGTTAGGCTCTTTCCTGTCTTTGTATTGTATTCAGTTAATAACTTACATACGTGCATAGTTGATGTATCAGTTGTTGCATAATTCAACTTTGCTCCGATGAAGTTTACAAGCGTTGCACGTTTAAATTCTTCCTTTGCCTGTTCAAATTTATTCTGTGCATTAGTAACAAGCATGCTCCAAAAGTTTGCTAATTCTTCAGCGTTCTTGAATGCTGTGTTATATTGCTTTTGATGAATTGTAAACCAATCTTGATACGGTACAGAGTTTGTAACTGTTGTTTGTAGGATATCACGCTTACGAATTACATACATATCTACAGCACCATCATTCTGTAGCGCCTCCTTGTAACCTGCGTCTTCCTTGAAGTCGCTATCCACTACTTGAAGTTTACGAGAAATAAAACCAAACTCCTCTTTTCCAACTTCTAAACCTTTAAACTGCGCATGATATACTCTTTCTTTAAATAGAGTTTTATTCATGATATTAGTAATTGTGTTAATTACAACATCTGCACCTAACTCCATTGTCATGCTTGCAAGTGAGATAAAACCACTCGCATCTGTTGGTAATGTCAAATTCTGCTTACCTGTTGCCTCTGCGTAAATCTTGTTGAGAATTAAAACTGCATCGGTTCTTTTAATTGCTTTTGTTGCCATAGGTTATTCTTCCTCCTTATAGTCTAATAGACTGTTCATAAAACTATTGAATTTATCATCAATTTCTTGAATCGGTGTAGTTGTCGTTTCTACTGTAATTCCTAGGATATTATTGATAACATCTTCTTTTGATAGTGGTTTTTCCTCTACCTTTTTGTTTTCCATGCTTGCATACTTTTTGATAATTTCCTTTACTTCCGATTCTGTAAAAGTATGTTCTGTCTTTGGTGTTTCCTTTGGTGTCTCTTTCGGTGTTTCCTTTGATGTAGCCTCTGTCAGCATACTATAATGTTCTTCAATAAACTTTGCTGAAAAGCCTTTATCTAATAACTCTTGAATATTCATATCTTTCCTCTTTTCTAATATCGTGAATTTACTTCATTCTGTACTTCTTGATAAATACTACCTAAGCGTTCCATGCGTTCTTCACCATTTCCAAAATCACCACGGATAACGCAATCAGCAACATTAGAGATAAACAAGTCTGTATCATTGTAATACTCGTTTACTTTTTCCTGTACTGCGTTGTAAACGTTTCCCAGTCGATTGATACGTTCCTCACCATTTCCATATCTACCATTTAATACATCACATGCAAGCATATACACATTTGTTTCTTCCATGCTTGCTGGTTTTGATTCTTCAGTAGTCCAGTTAGTTAGTTTAGGTCTTAATCCTCCGATTAGTCCTACTGGGGATAATGTGATAACTTGCGATGGATTCGGATTTTGTGAAAAGTATGTATTACTTCCAACTTTTAACGCTACATGTCGCATGTTTCCATAATCCCAAAAACACCAGTCGCCTGCTTGCAAGTTTTCAACGTTGATTTTTTCAAAATATTCACTATATCCGTATTCATCAAATAAATAGAATAGGTCAGGTACATATCCAGTAATAGCACAATAGCGACTTACATTGATATTATAATCTTGACAAAACTTGTCAAATAAATCCCAACACTGTGCACCGTATGCGTTATCTGTATTTAAATAACTGTTGTTGTAATTTGCAATAAATCTTTCTAATTCACTCATTACTTACCTCCTGCTAGATGTTCATACGCCTCTTTATTTTTCAAAATTGATAATGTCAACGATTCAACTGCTTTTGTGTTCTCGCTGATAACTTGTGCCATTTTTTGATTTTGGTATAGTAAGAACATTGTTACGGCAATTGGAAAGCCTACATTACTAATAAGAGTTGTAAGACCTGTAATGTCCATGCGTACATACCTCCTTATCTATTCATGCATAAAAATAATGAGGGGCTCTTAACTTTCCAGTTATTTGACTACGTTCTCCAAACGTATGAATATGTCACCCCTCACCTGTATTTTATTACATGCTTTATTTTAAGTCAAGATACTTCATAAAAAGAATTTGACAATAGTATGTTTCAAATGTTGCTAGTCCCTCCCCTACGATAAAACGCAAATAACCAAAATTTTGGTAAAACATAGCCTTGCTATTTTTCGTTAGATTAAAGCGCGGAGGTTTTCCTTTAATATGAGGGCTTATATAATAAGTCTCATTTGATTTATGTTCATAGATTGTCAACTCTCCAAGCGTACATAGTGCGTTGTATTCCTGCAAAGGTTGAGGTTTTACAAAGGATATATCATCATCGACAAACTCATTCTCCAAAGACATGCTTGCATACTCATTCCCCTTCAGCAACTTATACATCGCCGTATTTTTCTTCTGTTTAGAGATAGGACTATCTCTAAATAAACATAGCAATAAATCTCTTTCATCATCGCAATAAATCATTTTCTCATTCTTTATCAGTTTTTCAACAGTTATGACTAACTCTAAACTAACAAAATAATCATTGTCAATACTATTACTATTGGATAAAAAGAAGACCTTGATAGGAGGTTTACCTATAATTTCTCTGTTTCTATTTGCCGTTTCATATCCGTCGGTAAACTTGATAAACTCGTCTTTGATAGGTTTCTCAACCGACGAACGCATAAACTCTTCAAATATGATAATGTCAACATCTGAAAGGTCTATGGAACGAATATTGCCTATCGTTGACAATGCAAAAGGATAGCCTAATACTTCACCAGTTGCTACTTCCTTACCCTCTTCATTCTTTTCAAAGTTATAAAATGCTGAAAAGCCATTACCGATAGAACATGCACGAATGTTAAGCCCTAAATCATTATTTAAGGTTTTAAATGGATTGAATGAATCCATTGCACACATATCGACCTGTTTTTGTGTTCTTCGCATATAAATAAACTTGTCACCTCTAGCGATAACTTCTTTTAACATTCCATAAGTTTTTCCAATACCACGTCCTCCAATTAAGAAATTAAAGACCTTACCGTTATCATAAATATATGGAACGTTTAAAAATCCATTTTCTAAATATATATTGTTTTCGTATATCATGCTTGCATGACTTCCTTTCTAAAATAAAAGGCTATCCACTTTATAGCCTTATATAATATTATCTACCGTTTAATTCACTTTCGATTTCTGCGATAATTTCTTGAACTAGCATATCGTCAAGACGTGCATACACATGACTATAATATTTATCATCTATACCCTTATAAGACGGGAAAGAAATAAAATCGCCATTATCGCTTTCGATAACCTTACATCCATAGATGGTAATACCATTTAGTTCCAAGTTGAAGAATACAAAACCTTTCTTCGTTTGACGTACATTTAATACCTTCCAACTTGATACCTCTAATGTTTCAACATCCTTTTTTGATTCCACTTTGCTATTCTTTTTCATTTTCTATTTTCCTCTTTCTTTTTCATTTAATAGGGTAGTGATAGTGGTTTCACTACCCATAACCATTATACCATTTTAAAATCAAATATCAAATATTTTTCGTGTTTGTTTCCAAAACTTCACATCGTTTAGAATTTCCTGATAATCCCTACTAATACCAAGAGTATAGGTGCTATCTTTAATGCATACATTACTTGTTATCTCTAGTGTCCTCTTACCTACTTTATAGAGTTTACTCTCTCCGAATGGTATATCATTATATACGGATTCTGTACCTCCTGCCTTTACAAATTTAAAACCAATCTCGTATTTATCAATATTCTTTAATTCTTTAGGGGCTTTCTTTTTATTTACCCCTGAAGTCGTAACATGCAAGCATGTTTTATATTTACCATTCTTTTGCTTTTCTTTAACTGTATAAGCGTACTTTTTAGCCCCTAATGTTTTAAACTGCTGATACTCTCCATCTAATTCTAGTACTCCCATATAATGAATGTTACCTTTTTTGTCTTTTGCATAGGCTTTATTTTGGATTGCTAATGCTTTCATTTCTTCATTAAGCGAGGATATATCAATGTTATTGTTAAAGCATTTCACGCTATCCGTATCAGCGTACACAAAGTTTTTAACACCTACATGTTTGCATGCTTTATATAGGCGTTCTCTTGCGTAAGCCGTAACATACACACCCCAAGCGTATGACATAAATGCATTTCTATATGCTTTCTTCATTAAATCCTCTTTAGATACTGTACTATCTACATCAAAACCTACACCGTCAAATATAAATGGTGATTTAATAATATCTGTAACCATCATACCATAGAGGGCGTTTATTTTTTCCTTTGACTTACCATACATATATGCATCTTCATCATTTAACACTTCATCGCTTGCTGGTTTTAACCATGTTTTATTACTGTAATATTGTAATACCAACTTGCGAAACTCTAATGGCAAATAGTCTTTATTACATACGTACATCTCATGTATTGTCATGCTTGCATAGTCATACATATCATGTATGATTTTGAAGTCAATCTCTGTAATACATGTTTCTAAACTGTCTGCGTTTAAGATTCTGCCATTATCAACTGTTTCATTTATAACATTAGTACATTTAGCGTATGCAAGATACGGCTTACCCTCTAACTCTTCATGTAGTTTTACATGCGTGAATGTGCAACGAATAACAACTGCCGTTTTGCGTTTATACACCTGTTTGATATATTCTTCAACGCTTATGTTTTTCCATTTCTTCCACTCTCCAGTAGGGTATTTTTCTGTAACTATGCAAGCAGGGTAGTCGCTTGAATAATCATAACTTACTATATTATCTAATACCGCATTTGCATAGTATCTATTTGCGTGCGTGTCTCCACCTCTGAAAGCCTTTTGAAGTAATAGCAATACTTCCAAGGGAGGCAACTGTCGCATTATCCAAGTACGATTTACAGACTTCATTGCATTGCGTGCATCACGTCTTACATATCCTGTTGATGTTAAAGGAATACTATATAAATCATCGTTTTCCATTTCCATTTCCTTGCGATAGACTAATGGTAAACCTAATACATCATTGATACAATATTGGTATTCATAATCAGATAACTTTGTCCATGCATAACGAACTTTGTTATAATTAAATTTCTTTCCGTCTAACTTCTTTACGGCGATATTGAATTTCTTGTAATACTTATCTAATGATAGATTACTATGTATATAGGTACATCTATACTCGATACTATCATGGACTACTCGCAATACTTTACGATTATCCATTGCGAATACTTCTTCGGATTGATAGTGAAAAATACCTTTTAAAAACTGGAACTCATAACTCAAATTGTGGACTAATACCACTAATCGCAAGTTATCCGATATATCATGCATGCATGTATTAAGATAATCTAGCAAGTCTTTATATTGTTTCCATGTTCTACCAGTTATCAAAATATCACCATTGATATTGAATTGCCATATATACATGAAGGAATTATCAATATCTTTCAAACGTGATGTTTCAATGTCAAAACCACAAATACAATCAAGATACTCAAATTTATTTCCGTCTTTGAACTTTGTTTTAGCACCCTGCTTTCGTTTCATAATAGGGTATGCATGCATGATTTTATCAATATTTTTATTTCTTTCTATTTCTTCTTGTAGATTTTGGTTTTCGTTCAGCCTTATAGATATAGTCATTCTGTTCACCTTTAGAAATTAATTTCTCTATGTAGTCTTTATTGCTAACTTCAGCAAGTCCTTTTTCTGTATCTGATAACTGTTTTGATAATTTACTTGTGTTATTTAGGAAGATGTTGAAATTATCAATAATATCCTTATAGGTCTGTTTATATTCCTTTTTCAGATTAAATAATTCAACTAATCTCTCGGACATGTCGTCCTTTGTGATAACATATTCAGCACGCATCTTTTTCATAAATCGTCCAAATGCTTTATAGTTTTTCTTATTCAGAAAGTCAAAACCTTTATTATTCAAAGTTTCTAATGACGCTTTTATCATTTTCTTTTCACCTAGTACCGTACTAGTACTACGATTATATTTATCTGACATTTGCTCTACCTTTATACGTATTGTCTTAATGTCTCCTATTTGTTTAGCAGTTGGAATTGATATAGGCTTGGCGTTTCTCGACTTTATTGCTCTCTTGTTGCGTTTTAATGCGATACTACGCAATCTATTATATTCAACTACTACGCTTTTATCTGACCACTTTTCAAATTCTGAATGGTATATTTTACCACGTTTTGCCTTGAATCTTCCATATTTGTCTCTTTCTTGAGCCATGATATACCCTCCTATGTGTAGTCTATTATATAACAAGTAGATAGAAATAATATAATAATTTTATCATTTACTATTGACATATTGTTTCAGTTGTGTATATTATAGAATATTTAACAAGTATGCGTGCATG